CAGGTACAGGTTTAAAAGTAGATAGATTTATTAAAATAGATGCTCCTGCTATAAAACTTCCATCAGGTTCTTCAGCAGATCAACAAACAAAAGCCAACTTAAAACAGGGCGAATTGTTCTGGAATACCGATGTTGCTATACTTCAAGTATGGACTGGAACTGAATGGAAATCTGCTACAGGACAAGCAGAAACAAGTATAACTATTGAAGATTTGGAAGCCATTAACTTAACATATAACTTAATAATTAATTAAGCTATTATTCTAGCATACTACAACATAAATCCAAAACCAGTATAAATACTAATAATGTTTAAATCAGACCTTGTTTTAGACAGGACAAACTGTGGTTCAACCCGCAAGGTAATGTGGTTGGTGGGACAAGATCCCCGTGCTAAAGGAGATAGAGAATGGCCGTAGGTCGAATTTCAGGACAGCTCTTAAAGTCCAACTTACTTCGTAATGGAGTAAACCTGGCCTTCGAGACTGATCTTTTATACATTGATGTTAATAATTCTCGAATAGGAGTTAACACTGCTAGTCCCCAATATCCATTAGACATTAATGGAACAGCACGTACAACAAATTTAGAAGTCACAACTCAAGCAGTTATAAACAATATTACAATTGGTGCTAATTCAATTAGTACAACTGCATCTTCTCTTAATATTACTTCACCTGATGGAATTTTATACAATAATAAACTATTAATTGATGATATGGAAATTAGTGGAAACACTATTAAAGCCATGGATTCTAATCAAAATTTTGAAATTATAACTAGTGGTACAGGTATTGTAGAAGTATTTGGAGACACTAGAGTTAATGGTAATATTCATGCTACAGGTAATATCAGAGCAGACGGAAATATTCAGATAGGTGACGCTGATACAGATTCAATTTCAATTGCGGCAGATTTTACAAGTAATATTACTCCAGATGTAACTGACACATATAATATGGGTTCCGCGGCAAAAAGATGGAATGACGTATATGCAAATAATTTAATTGTAGACAACCTTACATTGAATGGTAACATTACTGTACAAGGTCTTGACTTAACAGCTAGACCAGGAAAAATTTATTATGTTGCAACAAATGGTGATGATGCTAAAACAGGAACCCACCAAAATGATCCTTTTGCAACAGTTTCAAAAGCATTAACAACTGCAACAGATGGAGATTTAGTTTACATATATCCAGGAACATATAATGAAGTTTTACCTTTAACTATTCCTGCTGGAGTTTCAGTAAGAGGTGACGGTATTAGAGCAGTTGTTATTAAACCTCATGGAAGTACACCAAATAAAGATGTATTCATTCTTAATGGTGAAACTACTGTTGAAGATTTAACTATTGCAGATTTTTATTATAATTCTGGTGCAACAGAAGGACACGCATTTAGATTAGCCACTGGCGCAGATAGTACATATTTCCAACTTACAAGTGATATACCTTTAATTAAAAATGTTTCTGTAATTACAAAAGGTTCAGTAACTTCTGGTGCAGACCCAAGAGGTTTTGACCAAGGAGATGCAGGTAAAGGAGCATTTCTTGATGGACAAGTAGTTGGAGGAATTACTCCAGAAGTTAGAGTTAGATTTCAAAATTGTACATTTATTACACCTGGTATGGATGCAATAACAGTAACAAATGGTGTAAGAGTAGATTTTATTAATTCATTTACATATTTTGCAAACAAAGGTATTAATGTTACAGATGGATCATATGGTCAAGGTGGTGACGGAAAAACAAGAGTAAACATAACAGGATTATCAGGATCTTTTCCAGCACCTAGTGAAACTGTAACTTATTATGATAAAGATGGAGCAACAAAATTAGCTGAAGGAACAATTGAAACTGTAGATGCTGGTAATAATTTAATTGTATTAGATGGCAAAATAGGTGCGTTTGCTTTACCAACAACAAGACCTACTAAAAAAGTTACAGCAACAGGAACTACAATAGATGGAACAACTAAAAAATATGGAAGTGGAAGTTTCAAACAAACAGCTTCTAGTCATAATTTAAAAGTTGCAGGACATACTGACTTTGGATTTGGAACTGGAAATTTCCAAATAGAAGGTTGGTTATATCCAACATCAGTACAAAGTAAAACTTTATTTAAAATAGGAAGTTTAGAAATTGATATTCTTAATAATGTTCCTAGAGTTAAATTAGATGGAAATGTAATTGCAACGGAAGCCACAGGTTTTAATATTAGTGTTTGGACTCACTTTGCTGTAGGAAGACAAAACAATACGTTAAAAATGTTTATTGGTGGAGTTAACAATAATGCTGTAGATGTTTCAGGTTGGACTGCTGATTTAAAAGATTCAAATGATGTTTATATAGGAAATAGTAATTCACTTAATAATGCCTTTGAAGGTTTTATGGATGATGTTAGAATAATCAAAGGTGATATGACATATTCAGCAAACTTTACACCTGCTTCAGCAGAAATAACAAATACAAATAATAATAATGGTATTACAGCATTAATGTTAAATGCTAATGACTTTTTAGATAATCCTAAATTAGGTCAAGATATTAGATTCTCAGGTGGTTCAACAGCTAATGAAATTACTTTAGCTGATTATTCAGACTTTGGATCAGATTTTAGAAGTGTATCAAGTGCAAACGTTTATGGAACTTACGGTGTTGTTGCAGATGGTATTGGTGCAAATGTAAATTTAGTTAATCATAATTTTAATTACGTAGGTTCAGGAAAAAGTTTTGCAAATGATGTAAATGAAGTTGTTCAAGCAAATGAAGTTGTTGCTTCAACTAATGCAAAAATAAATTATAATTCAGTTGATCAAAGTGGTGGATTTAGACTTGGTGATCAATTTGCAGTAAATCAAAATACTGGATTAATAGAATTTAAATCTTCTGAATTAAGAATAGACACAACTTCTCAAATGTCAATTACTAATGGATCTAATACTACTGTTTTAGATGGTACAAAAGTAGAAACACCTAAATTAAGAATGAGTGGAACTACTATAGAAAGTTTATCAGGAAATCTTGATTTTAATTCAAGTACAAATGTAATTAATTTATTAAACAATGTTAATGTTACAGGAAATTTAGATGTAACAGGAAATATAACAATTGGTGGTAACATAACAATTGGTGATGAAGCTACTGATACAGTTACTATTACAGCTGGAATAGGAAGTGATTTAATTCCTGCAACAGATAATACTTACAATCTAGGTAATGATACTAGTAGATGGAATACATTATTTGCAAATGAAATACAAGTAGATAGTATTAATCTTACAAATAATGTAATTAAAACAACTGACAGTAATGCTGATTTAGAATTAATGGCAAATGGGACTGGCGGGATTAGATTAGAATCATTTAGATTTAATCAAAATACTATTACTAATGATTCAGGAGATATGACAATTACTCCTGCGACAGGTGTAGCAAGAGTTGACGGTACAGGAAGTATTAGAATACCAACAGGAACAACTGCTCAAAGACCTGGAAGTCCTGCAAATGGTATGATTCGTTATAATACAGATACAAGTTTATTTGAAGGATATGAAGGATCAAATTGGGTAGCATTAACAGGTGTATATGATTTAGATAGAGACACTTATATTACAGCAGAAGCTTCTCCAGGAACAGATGATGATACTATTAGATTTTATGCTGGTGGAGTTTTGGTAGCAAATGTTAATTCTACTAGATTTGATATAACAAAATTAATAGTAGATGACATAGAAATTAGTGGAAATACCATAAAAACTACGGGTGTAAACCAGGATTTAATATTAAATGCTAATGGTAATGGTAGCATTAGAATTGAAGACTTTAAATTCGAAGGAAATACGATAACTAATACTATATCGGCTCCAATCGTACTAAAAACGAGCGGAAACGGTTATGTTGATGTTTCAGATGCTGGTGGATTTGTACTTCCTTCCGGTACTGCAATAGATAGACCTGCTGTAGGTCAATTGGGTATGACAAGATATAATACTCAAGACAGCAGGGTAGAACTTTATGATGGAAGTAATTGGGGTTCAATTGCAGGTTCATCAGGAGCGATAAGCGTACTTGATGCAACTGAAATTTCAATAACATACGCAATTGCGTTAGGATAAAAATTTAAATGGCAACATATTTTAAAAATGCAATAATAAAAGACGTTGGAACAGTTCCAATAACGGTATATTCACCGCCAATAGGAACGAATACAATTGTTTTAGGACTTAATCTTGCAAACTTAATTGATAGTGTTGTAAAAGTTACTGTAACGTTACAAGATACAACTAGTGTTTCAGGTTATATTGTTAAAGATGTAATGATTGCGCCAAATTCTAGTTTAAGAATTTTAAGTGCAGGTGAAAAATTAATTGTTGCCTCACAAAGTACACTACAAGTGAATGCAGATATTGCCGATTCAATAGATGTTGTAATGAGTTACGTGGAGTTAACATAAGATGAGTAATATTGGTCAAAATTTAACGACATATTTGTCAGCAGGAATTAAAGATAGATATTTCTATGGTTTAAGAAGAACTGTTGAAGGTGAATTGTATATGCACAAAATTGACCAAATGAAAGCCGGTGAATCAGTTTCAATAAATGTTCCAGGTAATCCTGAGAAAAATTTTACTGATTTTGATCAAGGCGTAGATTTTTATGAAGGTAGAGGACCTAATCATTCTTTAGTTTATGAAAATTTAAAATACGAACAATTTAGATGGGACGATGTTAATCTAAATTATTATGTAAATGATGCTGGAGAGTTAGTAGTAAGAATTAATGCTACAAAAGATCAGGGCACTGTCACTTATCCAGAAACTTTAGAAACAGCTGGTGTCCAACCTAAAGAATTTACATTTGATAGAGATGTATATTCATTTGATAGTAATGAATCAACTTGGGATAGAACTTAAAAATACGTGGGAGTATAAAAATGGCAAAAGAAATAATAAATGATGGTGTTATACCTAATGATGGTCAAGGTGACAATCTTAGGTTAGGTGCACAAAAAATAAATTCAAATTTTGATGAATTATATAACGCATTAGGAAATGGAGAAACTTTATCTACTATTTCTTCTAATACAGTTACGGCAACAGGAGGTAATAAAATTACTTTCTATTTTCCAACTGAAGGAGATTTACCTAACGCAACAACTTATGACGGAATGTTCGCCCACGTACACGCCGACAATACAAGTAGAGTTGCTCATTCAGGAACTTGGATTAAATTAATTCAAGAAACTTCTTCTATCGATATGTTATCAGATGTTGAGACTTCAAGTCCAGCACCAACTGAAGGACAAGCATTGGTTTGGAGTACTTCAAACAGCAGATGGCAGGCAGGAACAATTGATTCAGGCGCAGGATCTTTTGTATCTTTAGCTGACACTCCAGGTAGTTTTGCTTCACATAATAATAAATTTGTATCCGTAAATTCCACTGCAAATGCTATAGAATTTAGTACACCTAGCGTTGATAGACTATCAGATGTTGATGTAACTACTACACCTCCAACAGCAGGACAAGTATTAAAATGGAATGGTACAAATTGGATTCCAGGTGTTGATGCAACATCAGGTGGAGCAGGATCAGATGCAGATACATTAGATGGTTTAGATAGTACATATTTTTTAAATTATAATAATCTTACTAACAAACCAACTGTAGCAACTACTTTAGTAGGATTAACTGATACTCCTGCAAATTATACAGGAGCGGCAAATAGATTTGTTAAAGTTAATAACGCAGGAGATGGAATAGTATTTTCCGTTGCAAGTACTGACGAAGGTAATTTATCAGAACTTTCTGATGTAACAACAATAGGAGATTATTACAATGTATCAAATGCAGTATACACACCTGCATCAGGAGTACTTGTATTAACTATTGGATTACATAATTTACAAGTTGGTCACAATATAAAAATTGCTTCAAACAGCATAGTCTTTACTTGTGCTCAAGACAGTCATGCAACAGAACATAGTTATCCAAGAGGAAGTGGATCAAATTACGCAGGTGGAAAAGATCCTGCATATACTTCTACATCCGCAATTACGGCAGTAGGTACAGATTCGATTACTGTAAATGTTGGTATATCAAGTAATACAACAGCACACACTTTTATAAGAGCTACTGATAATTGTATATCAGTTACTGAAAAATCTTATAGTACATCAGCGGCATCATATACACCAGCAACTGGAGTACTTGTATTAACTATTGGAGCACATAGTATTAAAACAGGTCATTCTGTTTCGATTGTTACAAATAGTTTGACGTTTACGTGTGCTATGGATAGTCATGCAACAAACCATACATATCCAAGAGCATCTGGTTCGAACGCACCAGGTGGAGCTGATTATGTATACAATAAACCTGCTTTAGTTACAGAAACATCATCTACAACAATTACTGTAAATGTTGGTATATCTAGTAACCAAACAGCACATATTTTTGTAAGTGCTACTGCAAATAATATAAGAGTTGCACCATCACATGGTGATTCATTATATTTCAATGGAGTATCTTGGGTAAAACAAAACGGACCAATATCAAGATATGAAATTACAAATGATGGAAATAACAATTATGTTTGGGAAGGTCCTGGTTTCTTAACTGCAACTAATGATCCAGTAATGTATATGAACAGAGGCCATACATATGTTTTAAACAATAGTTCAGGTGGTAGTCATCCATTTGAAATAAGAGTTAGTAATGGTGGATCAGCATATACAAGTGGAGTAACAGGTGATCAAAAAAATACACAGGTATTTAAAGTACCTATGGATGCACCTAGTACATTGTATTATCAATGTACATCTCATACAGCAATGGGTAACACAATTAACATAGTGAGTTAATAAATTATGAGTCAAAACGAACTTGGAATAGGTATAGAAGAATTAACAAAAACACTTGGAGACTCTAGGTATTTTTATGGACTTAGAAGAACTAGTACAGGTGAAGTATATCTTTCTAAAGTAGATTTATTAGAATTAAATGACGGTGTTCAAGTTAATAGACCCGGTGCTATGGCAGGAAATTATAAAGACTTTACAAGAGGTGAAGACTTTTATGATGGTAGAGACATACAACATAAAAAAACTTATGAAAATTTAGTATACGAACAATATAAATGGGATGGAAGAAATATTAATTATTATATTAACAATGAAGGTGAATTAGTATTAAGAGTTAATGAACAATATACATACGATGTATAAAATAAATACTAGTAATTAGGACTTATGGCAGATTTTAAAATAGATAGAATACGTTTTAAATGGAAAGGTGACTGGTTAGCAGGAACTCAGTACGTTAAAGATGATATTGTAAGATATGGTGCAAAAGTTTATACTTGTATCGAAGTTCACATTGCTGATTCCAATTTTTATAACGACTTAGATAATGCTACACCAAAATGGTCTCTGACTATGTCAGGTCAGTCTTGGACAGGAAACTGGCAACCTAATAAATTTTATAAAATAGGTGAAGTAGCAAAAGTTGGAGCAACACTTTACCAAGTTACTCAAGGTCACTTATCAAATGCAGATGCAAATAATGGAATATTAGGTGATGAAAGTAAATGGGAATACTTTGCAAGAGGAGAAAAATGGACATCTACATGGTTACCTAATACACTTTATAGTGTAGGTGAAACAGTTGTTTATGGTGGATCAGTTTGGAAGTGTGTAACAGCACATACATCATCTACAGCGGTAGCTGGATTAGAATCTCATCAAGCTAAATGGACACAATATCATAGATCAGACAATTACAGAGGTTATTGGACACCTAACACAAGATATTATCCAGATGATATTACAAGATATGGTGGAACAGTTTATAGAGCTCTAGCAGGACACACTTCTGCTCCTACAGATTATTGGAATGGATTTACATCAGCAGATTATTCAACAAATTCTTCAAACGGTGTAGGTGCAATTTTCAATATTTTTAAAATTGGTACAAGTTTTTATGCAAAATTTACAAACACAGGAACAAACTTTGCGGCGGCAAATACAATTACTGTAGTAGGTAGTAAAGTAGGTGGAGCCGACGGTGTAAATGATGTAGTAATAACAATTAGTTCAGTAGATGGCGGTGGAGCAATTTCTACTTTTACTGTAAATGGTACAGCGGTTTCTGGAAATAATGGTTTAGAAGCCAATCAAGCGGCATGGGAAATAGTTATTGAAGGTATAGATTATATAGGTCATTGGGCAGAAGGAACAAAATATAATAAAGGTTCATTAGTATCTTGGAGTCCGGGAATTTGGAAAGTAACAACTGATCACTGGTCAATAACACCACACATGAATGAAACTAATTTTTCATTGTGGGTACCAGGTGCAGAATATGAAGGTTCTTGGGACGCAAACAAATATTATCAAAAAGGTGATGTTGTACAATTTGGTGGATACAGTTATTCTGCTTTAGTAAGCAATACAAATATTGCACCAGGTGTAACAGATAGTACAAATACTTGGGAATTATTACAAACAGGTTATAACCATCGAGGTGAATGGGATAGTACAACTGCATACAGAACAGGAGATGTAGTTAGAGCAGGTGGTAATTTATTCATAGCAGTACAAGCCAACACAAATGATGATCCAGTTACAACTTTTGTTTATGATCCAGGTAGTGATGCTCCTGATCCTTGGCAATTATTAGTAACAGGTGTAGCATTTAAAGGTCCTTGGAAAGAAAGCGATGCCAATGGAGCAATTACTTACTATGTAGGTGATGTAGTTACAGAAAAAGCAGATTTATATCGTTGTATAACAACTCACGTTGCAACTTCTTCAGATGCTAAACCAACTTTAGATGAAGAAAGTGAAAATGTTGGACCACTTTGGGTTAGATTGGCACAAGGGGCTACAGGTAACATATTAGAAATAGATGGAGATTTAAAATCTCATTCAGGGTCTGAAGATACTAGAATTGCAATTGGATCCTTTGGACAATTATTCAAAGTTAATGACGCTAATGATTATGGAGTTTGGGGAGACCATGATGTAGTAGCTAAAGTATTTTATGTTTCACCTTATGGAGAAGATAAATTAACAAGTGGTAAAAGTGTTGCAGGTCCATTTAAAACAATCAAATATGCTTGTGACTTTGTTGCACAAGACTTGGCAAGTAGAACTCCAGCAACTATAATTGTTAAAACAGGAGTTTACGAAGAAATTTTACCTATAAAAGTTCCAGCGAAAGTTCATATTTGGGGAGACTTTACAAGACGTGGTGCAAACGTTAGACCTAAATCAGGTTACGAAGGAACAGATATGTGGTATCTACATGATGCAACAGGAATTGCAAATGTAACAATGCAAGGATTAACTGGTGGATTAGGTTCTGCAAATGAATATGGAACTAAACGTCCATCTGGTGCGGCTTATGTTTCTTTAGATCCAGGAAGTGGACCTAGTGATGGAACAGTTCATATTACAACAAAATCACCTTATATTAAAAATTGTTCAATATTTGGAACAGGGTGTACTGGATTAAAAGTAGATGGTGACTTACACAATGGCGGATTTAAATCATTTGTTGCAAATGATTGTACACACTTTATTGAAAATGGTGTTGCTTGTTGGGTTAATGGAGATGCTAGAGTAGAATTTGTATCAGTATTTTCTTATTATTCACACATAGGATATTTGGCAACAAACGGTGGAAAATTTAGAGCAACAAACGGTAACTGTTCATATGGAGATTTTGGTGCTGTTGCAGAAGGACTTTTAGCAAGTGAAACACCTATATCAGGAAAAATTAATAACCAATCACAAGAAGCACATATAGACAAAGTATATAATGATGAAAATGAAATTTTTGCTT